TACAGTTCCCAAGTTTCAAGCACTACCGGAGCAGCAGTACCGTTGCCACCGTCTAGAATCTGAATGTTAGTTTGGAACTTATAGTCTTGACCAGTTGCAGCAGATGCCTGCTCAACGAAGTCAAGCTGCTTCTGAAGCTGCTGACCAACTGCTTTCGAAACGCTGCCTGACGCATCGTCGCGAATGTTGACTGCAAGCGTCTGCCACTGATGCTTGCCTGCAAGATATAAAGTAGAGTTGTAAACAGGAAGCGTGATTTCCTGAAACTGTACCTGAGGTCTTGCACAGTCGATTACTTGCTTAGTTAATGCTAGACCTGCAGTTGACCCAACACCAAAGTTCAAGAAGTTGACTCTGAATCTGAACTGTAGCTTTGGCATCAACAGGCCCTGATTGCCACCTGCGTTGTCAGACGCGACAGTCATGTTGAACAATGATTGTGAGGCTGTTGCCATTTTAATTTCTCCTGTTATAAGTATTTATCTTTTAGAGTGAGTGTCTCGGAAGACACTCACTCTATTATGGTTAAGCCTGGTTGCCTAGCTCACCCGTGTTCAGAATACGAACTGGGATATAGATGAACTCGACAGCCTTAACAGGCTCGATAGCACAGTCTACCCAAAGCTCATTTCGGTCGATTCTCGCTGGGGTATTGTTTGACTCATCGCAAACGACCAAGAAGTCGTAAACGCCGCGCTTCGCAACAAGATCAACAAAGAGTGACTGGATAACACCAGTAATCTGTTGACGAGTTAATGCATCGTTAGGTTCGAATACGAATGGTCTTGCAGCGATTGTCAATTGGCGACGAATGTAAGCTACAAGTCTTGCTACGTTAATTCGATCAAGCGCAGATTGTGATGCAAAGCTTGACTTATTACCGTAGTTCAACAATCCGTTACCGGTGAAGAACACGAGCGGGTTGATTTCATTAGTGTAGAGTACGTCACGCAGACCGATGTTGGTCTTGAACGATTGGAACTCACCAGTTGCTGAGTTAACGTAGCCGATGTTCGTTGCGTTGTCGATGATACCGCGACGAGTTCCTGCAGGTGCGAACCAAGGGAAAGCAATAGTGTCGTTACGCAGAATAGTTCTAACTATCATGTGTGATGGGGGGACTGCAACAAGATTTCCACTCAAGTCTGAAGTGATGCCTGATGGGTAGAACAAGCCCATATAACTATTACGGCTGACGAGACCTAGTTCACCGGTTGAGTCTGCATTAGCATCATTGTTTGCCCATGCAGTGATTGCAGTTGCATCAGGCGGAAGTCTCATTGGAGTATCACCGACGATGAAGCCAGTGTCGCCCCTATCATTGTTGAGAACAATCATGTTGGGCTGTAGCTCAGGATAGTTTGGTGTAGCAATCAAGTTGAACTCATTGTCTTCATCACGAATTGCAGTGTTGGTATCAATTACTTCTCTCAGTGCCTTAACGACCATGTTGCGTTGTGCTTGACGACCCATATAAGGCGAACCGTTGCCCTTCAGTCCCGATACACTCAACCATGTGTCAGTTTCAGTTGGTAAGGACATGTCAGGGAAGCGAATGCTGTTGAAGTAGTTAACACGATACTGCTTGACGTTATATCCTGAACGACGAGTATTGAACAACAACATACCTACTGGGTAGATTGAGTTCTCCGGAGCGTCGGGGTCAAGATAATCACTAGATAGCAAACTCTTGATGCTTGGAACAGGATCGTTTGCTGGATTTGTCGTGCCATTAGTTGCCCAACGTGCGTCTGCAAACAATACACCAGACGGTGAAGTTTGATCGGTGTTGTCAATCAATACCCATTTATCTTCGCCATCCCTGAACTGCCAACGATTGATCAATGGATAGTTCTCAAGATCGGAAGTGTTGATCCAGATGTCACCGTATTCTAGAGCAGTACCATCTGATTGTAGTGTTGGTGCAGTCGAAGCAATCAACGGGCCGTTAGGGTCAGTCGCGGGTGATCCGGATGGTGCAGGGAAGCCATTTGAATCGTAGTTTACATTTCTGTAACCCTGCCAACCTGATGAGGTGTTTACCATGATATCTACTTCATCAACAACTGAATAGAACCAGTTAGTGAGGTCTGCTGGTGCTACAGTAGGAGCACCTTCGTTAGCAGTCATGTTAAATTCTACCCAGTTAGAAAGCTGAGTAGTGTACATCAATGAGCCTTCGCCTGCGAAATATTGAATTGAAGTTACAACGCCACCTGCGCTTACGCTCAAGACTTTAACTTGTAAGTTATTTGCAGGGGTAGCACCGCCCAAAGAAGCACCGGGGAATGTGACGACCTCACCTACTACATAACCGGTTCCTGCAGCATCGAAGGCAAGACTGTCTACTTGGTAGTTTTGGTAGCTGTTAGTTACGTTTGGAATCAAGCCAGTGCCTGATCCTGTAGTAGCACTCTGTACTGGGTTGAAAACAAGATCGTAGAAGAATGGACCTTCTTTAACTCCTTGGGTAACACCGATATCGAACCCTGCTTCTGACATCAAGCCCGTGCTGAAGCCAGTTGCTTGATTCAGATCGTTAACAACAATCACACCGCCTTCAGTATGCTGGATTTGAAGCTCACCGGTATCTAGAACGACTGCACTAGTGAAGGGTGCACCTGCTGCTGCCCATGCTGTGACAAAATCAGTCGCGTCTGTGTTATCAGCTAGTGACATCGTATAAGGTGAGCTTAGTGAGCTTGAGCCAGGAATCGAAGCTTGAATAGTTACCGTGTACGGTCCTGCTGTGAATGAAGGATTGGTATTAGTGCCGGTCACGATAGTTGCACCAGTCGCGATGCGTTCCCAATAATAGATCGGGGCGCCGGGTGCAGTCGATGGCATAGAATAAGCAGGGTTGTAATTAAAGTTGTACTGTGCATAGACACTTCCTGCAGGAATTGCCTTCCCGCCTGTTGCGTCTATAGCACCAATTGCTTGCCAGTCGCTGTTTGCAAAGCTAGGAGTTTCCGGAACCCAAACTGAACTTAATCCGCTCCACTGTGAAATTACAGGGTTGTAACCATTACCCGCTGCGCCAATCTTGATCCAAACTGACCCGGATGGTCTTGGGTAAGTCTGACCTTCTTGCCATAGCGGCTGTAGTGCAGAAGTACCGTAGAACACTGCAGGCTGATAATAAGTACCTGCTGGGATTCCCAAATCAGCTAGCACTGTGCCTGTGCCAGCAGCAATAGTAATATAGGGAGGAGAAGTCTTATCAAAAGCTTGACCTGTCTGCGCTGAATAAATCTCCAACTTGCCGCCGACTACTGCTGCTGATAGGTATGGAATACCCAAATTGTTGATCGATGCAGCAACGATTGAAACTACGTTATTTGGATTGTTTTGGATAGTGATGGTTTGTGCGGCTGACCCGTTGACTGAAATAGTGAAAGTGTTGGTAGCTGCTAGCGTTGGGTTTGCATTTGAACCTTGAATGGTTGGATTTGCATTTAACCAATCAGAATCTCCGACTCTTGTCCAAGTGTTATTAGATGCCTTGAAGAAGTACATGCCCGAAGTTGAAGCACTCGCGTAATCGTAAGTCGGGATTGCATTAACTGCATATTGCCCGATTGACCCGATACTCGCTAGAGGATAACCAGCAGACAACTGGTTAGGGTCAGTGATTACGATTGGAGTCTGAAGTGCGAACTGACCAGTTGAAGCATTAAATGCAAAGATGCCCCAAGTTGAACTAGCTGAATCTAACCACCAAGTACCATCTGCCGGAGAACCAGTCGGGCGACCTGTCTCACCAACCAAAGCTGCAAGATCAATGTCTGCTCTCAACGTGTAAACACGATTAGTCACACCAAGTGCAGAATAAGCAGCAAGAAGTCCGTATTCATTGAGTTCATAACCCTGAATAGGAGTACCAGCAGAAGTGGTATAGAAGAACGGATTACCATATAGAGTGACAAGGTCACGCTGGCTAGTAACTTGATAAAGCTTACCGGCATTAGCAGGAAGTGTTCCGGCTGCTACAGCAGTTCCGGTAGGATCGGCTTTGTTACTTGCCGTAGCAAAAACAAAGAGCGGGACAGAGTTTGTTGGGGCCGGAAGATACTGACTTTGATCAATGATCGTAACTTCTACACCTGGTGAATTTAATGGCATGTCATTTTTCCTTTGTATGATTTTGAGGTTTACCACCTGTCTAGTAATCATTACTAGATTTCTAATTCTTATTTAGCGCATAATTTAAAAAACCAGGTGTAGGGGCACCTTTAAAGGTGGAAATGCATAAATACTAGTATGCTGAAAAGACCTATATGCAAAGACTGTAATAAGAACTACGCTGCGATAAACTATATCCGCAAAGGTAAGACCTATTACCGGCGCATGTGTGATAGTTGCGGGAAATTAAAAGCCAAGAAAAAACCCAGAGTTTTGCTCTGGGAGAAAGCAGGCTATAAAAAGAAACCGCAATGTGACTTATGCGGCTTCAAGAGCCTATATGCTAGTCAAATGACCGTCTTTCATATTGACGGTGATTTGAATAATGTAGCGTTTAGTAATCTCAGAACGATATGTTTGAACTGTGTTGAGATCGTGAAGCGCAAGGAAGTTACCTGGCGTCGGGGAGATTTAACTGTTGATTACTGACGCAATCTGCTTGTGTAGATCATCAATCGTGCTGTTGTTGTCAAGATGATGGTCATAGTCCAGCCCCACGCTGCTATACTCGCTAGCATGAACGTTATAATACTTCAGCTTTGATATATACAGTTCGCGCTGTCCAGCATTCTGCGTTGTATTGTATCGTTCAGCATAGTAATACCATTCAGGATTCTCGCCACGATGACAACGCATGGTGATACCACCTGCACCCTTGATAGCAGCAATTTCGTTGGGGAAGCGACAATCGGTTATCACGATATTATCCTTGATGCCACGCAGTCGATTCTCTACGTTTGCTACCCAAATATCGTTGTGAAAGTGCTTACGAGCAACATCAGTTCCCCACTGTTGCAATACCCAACGAGGAGTAAGATCGGGAATTCCTAGACGATCTGCCCACCAAGTGTCAACTTCTTCTCGCCATTCTCGGCTAGTCTTAGTTGAACCTTCAAGAAGTTCATATTCCCACCCAAATATTACACTGACCGCCTCCTTAAGAGCAGATGCAAAACTCATGCGTTTGAATCCATGCACGGTGCAGAGATAATCTGCGGCAGTGTCCTTGCCTGATCCGATCAATCCGGCGATACCTATAATCATCTTGTTTAATCCTTTCGCAATATTTTACAGTTATCAAAGTGATGGCGTTTTGCGTTACTCATGCCCTTGCCCTCCCGCATGCAGTGGGGACAAACCCACTGATGTTGGGATGGGTGAGTTCCATTACGCATAGATATTTGTGCTGGGTGGTTTCCGCCAGCCGCAAGATTTTTCATAGAAGTAGAAAGTTTTTGCATGGACTCCGGATTTTGAGACGGATGCCGTCCTTCTTCTAACAACCTCAAATTTAGTTTAGTGCTATGGGTGCTTCCTTGCTTACCTACAAAATTGTGAGTTCCTGCATCTATTCTGGCGCGCTGAACTTGCTTGCTCAATGTGCTACCGGCATGACCAGCGAAGGGATTGGTGCCGTCCTTCGTTCGTTTAATGTTGTTTTTAGTAGCCAATTCACTACATTTCTGCGAAATTTCGTAGGGTGTTTTATTCATTCTAGTAAGTATAAGTTGGCAAGCAGCCCAATCTCCTTGAGAATGATGAATATCATAATGTTCCTGAATTGTGACACATTTTAGATTAGCCGGATCGTTGTTACTGTGGTTACCGTCAATGTGATGGATTTCATATGATCTACCGTCTTCATCTTTGGGAATAGGTCCTACAGTCGCTTCGTATATTGTTCTATGCATGTTCCTCCAGGCTCAGTTGATGAATCGTGAGCTTCTAGAGTTATTTAGTCCTGTAATTCCTATGATCATTCTTATAATATAGCACAAGGAGTGAGTGCTGTCAAGTCCTAGTTTTCAAAAAATAACGAATTGATTCTTTTGGTAAGCCGAGCAACATTCCGATTTTAGCATCTTTTGTCTTAGATGGTTTTCCATCTACTGCTACTTGTTGAAATAATTTTACTAGCGCAGGGCCGCGCCATTCCTCACCGGGAAGAGTAAGTATGGTAAGCTGGTGACCGAATGCATCTGGACCCTCGCCTTTTGCGGCTAGTTTAATAATACCCTTTTCAATGTATGGCTTGAACAATTCCATTTCATCACCAAGACTATTGATGGCGCTAGCGGGTTTAATTCCCTTAAGCATAAGATTAAGACTTTTACCTTCTTGAGGACCAATATGAGGTTCATCCCGACTATGGGCCCGCCACTCAAATCCAGTATCATATGGAGTGGCTTCGTAATCAGCTAACGAATAATCGTATTTGGATTCAAGAAGCTCTCTGATTTTCATGTTAGCCTTGAACCCAAGTTAGTGGCTGTGAGCCATCTACGTAGTTCTTCAGTTCTAGGAGTAGCTGTTCCTGAAGTGCCTTAGATTCAGCCTTCATGGCAGTACCGTTCAACGTTGTACCGCCGCCCGGACCTGCGATGGTGCCAAACTTTTCACGAGCTTCGCCGATGATGCCCTTTAGGATAGCGATGATAAAGTCAGCGATCCATACCCCGGCGTAAGGGTCTTGCAGCAAGATTGCTTCCGGTCTCTGAATATCAGCCCAGATCAGAATACGCTCACCTGTTCCTTTGAAGTCACGGACGACACGTAGAACCTTAGTGACTGGGTCAAACGTATAAGTGACGTAGCCACCGAACATACGAGCGGCCAGTTCAACGTAACCGGCATAGAAGTCGTATGTTGCCATACCACCCGTGTAGTTGTAGTTCAACAGATAGGTGTTGAGAATAGCACTTGAGAATGGGTCGAATGAAGATGATGAAGGACCTGTCTCAAGTCCCACTGTACGTCTGAACAACGCACGAACGTTGATGAAGTCCGAAGGAAGCGTGTATGTATCTACGTTCTTAACGACAGTCAACAGTGTGTATGACTCTTGCGTGGCGTTCTGCGCTCTCTGACGATAGATTTTGATAGCGTAGTTGTACGCAGCCTCATAGTGTTGAGGGTCAAGTTCTAGATCAATGATGTCGCCGCCCATACGCAAACGGACGTTCTCAAACAGAGCCTGCTTGAGTTCTTCTAGGTTAAGACTGGTAGGCGTTGATAGAATGTCTGCGGTCATGTGCGTTTCCTTGCTATATCTATTTAGTCAGGAAACTCTCGACCTCAATAGTTAAAGATCGCCATCCTTGCGGTTCTCACTATAGTGAGCATCGAACTTGCCGCCGGGATATCGGTCTTGTAGCTTATGCACGTTTTCTGCAAGCACTTCATTAGGATCAAGCCCAAGTGCGTTACAAGCATTAACCCAGTACCAAGCAATGTCACCGAGTTCACGCTTCATATGGAAGATGTTATCTTCGTTAAGCGGTTTACCTTGGAACAATATCTTCTTCACGATTTCCTGAAACTCGCCGCCCTCGCTACCGAGTCCGGTGCTTGCAGTCATAAGCAATGCAAGATTGACATTGGTGTTAGCATCAAGCTCTCGTAGACGCTCGATAAATGCAGCAAGGTCCTTGCTTGGACCAGAGCATACAGTAAGAACAAAGTCTGCGTATTTGTTTAGGTCAATTTGGTTTGTCATATAGGTTCCTTTTAAAATGCCTTGAGAATGATGAGATCAGCATTGAAGCGCCCGTTCGGCACAGCTTCAACAGCCTTGATCTCCTTGAAATACTTACGTGCAGCGGGCCTGCTGCCGACAAGAGCCTTGATCTGTTCAGCGGGCTTACGCAGCGTCTTAATGCTGCTCTCGCGGGTATCAAATCCAAGAAGCGTGTTGCCCTTGACGATCAGACAGTTGCTATACTGATCTGCAACGTAATGGTGCATCTTGCGCTTACGAGTGTCGTAGACCCAAGCCTCCTGTGCATTGTGCAGCTTCTCAGGAGACAGACCCACAAGATCCAGCTTGAGAACCTCATCCTTGAAGGACCTGAGATGCTTCAACCTAGAAACGACCTTAGCAACCGGAACTGCTTTGCGAATGCGCGGAGCACGATCTGCTTTCTTGATTCCAATGTACGTAGTCAAATTTTCAATGATTTGATCTGCAAACTTGATATTGTTGTTAATCTGAGTGCGAGTATACCTCGCATAGCCTTCATTCAATTGAGGGCACTTGCCCTCCTTAACTTCTTCGTATTCAGCCTTGATAGCTTCCCAATGCTTGATATAGTTATTGATATGTTGAGGGAGAACCTTCTGTTCATTCAAGAATCGCATGATCGCGTCTTTAGTCGGGAATTCCTTAGGGCAACCCGCAAGCAGATACTCATCTGCCAGACCTTCAATCTCTCCGAAAGCGTCACTTGCACGTTCGCGCATCCGCTCTTGGATGTTCTGACGGAACACGGGCTTCGCAGCCTTAGCAGCTTCCACTTTCTTTTCTTCTTCGACAATTTTAGCACCATCCAAGATCGCTGCCGCGACACGGTCTTTGATGAACGTAGTCATGGGATGCAGAACGGGGCCCGTGCCCGGAAGTGCTTCCCAGTAGTCTGCTTCTGCCTGATTATGATCGGGACAACCAGTGTGCAACAGCTTGCAAGTGATAGCATGCCAGACGTTGAGGGAATGAATACCCTTCGGGGCTTTAGCGTTGCGAATGTCTTGAGCAGAATAGTTGTTATCCTTCATCCACTTCCAAATCTCAGGGAACAGATCAGCTTCCTGAAAATTCTCATAGTAGAAATACTTTGCGTTGGTCTTGAACTTGTTGAACTGCTGGCCAGTCATTTTCTCCCAGCCAGTGAAGTCAGGACCAATCATTTTCTTGCCGCGACGAATCGGGGCAGCACGAACGACTTTCTTTTTGGGCTTGACAAGAGAGGGACGGCGAGCCATATGAGTCTCCTAAATTTCAGATTACTTATATAATATACATCAAGGCCCGACAAAAGTCAAGCCTTTTATTTCCTATTGGAAACAACAAATTATACTGAGACGAGAATTTTGCGGCAGGAAAGCTTTTGCTCCTGCTTCTTTTTATCAGGCATGACCCTGGGCTTGTTGAACTTGAACATGTTCCGGTGAACATGATTACGAGTTTTCATTGCCTTGCTCCTCATCATGTATTTATAATAGCATCACTTTTACCCAAAGTCAACCGAAAAAAATAGTTGACATTAATCAGGTGAGTCCGAATCTTTGCTCAGGTTATTCCTAGTTTTGCGGCCAGGAGTTTTCCAATCTTCATTTATAATAGTCTTGTACTTGTGACAGCAGCCACAGAGCGTCTGTAGATTCTCAAGGTCGTTGTTTAGATGATTACCGTCGATGTGATCTACTTCAAGTTGTGCAGCAAGCAAAATGGTAGTAGTGCAGACAAACCCCAGCCTACCGTCGATGTTCTCGCAATAAGTCTTTCGATGCCGTAAGTAAGGATGCTTGCTATTTGTGTATTGAGTAACGGTCTCAAATCCTGCATTTTTTGCAACAACCTGCTGCAATGATTTAAGACCGTGCTTGTTTGCGATTGCATTACCGTGGTGCTCCTGACAGCCTTTGCGAAACATAGGAGTGCCATCGACCCGATATTTTCCGGTATGATGCGCTGGGTTATTACACCCTTCTTCCCAGCAGCGCGGACGATCTTCAAGCGGAACGTTAATTTTAAGCACGATCAATCTTTCATTTCTGTTATTGATTCCTCACACTAACACCATCTGATAAGAGTGTCAACCTGTTTTTTGCGATAAATAAAGATATGCCTAGACTCAGTTTGTACCGTCCGAATAAACAGAACGATTATCGCTTCTTTGATAGAACGATATCAGAACAATTCACTGTGGGCGGAACTGACTTGTATATTCACAAATATGCGGGTGTAACTAATCAGGGACCGTCGATTGACCCTACTCAACCACAGTATCTAGAACCCAATCCTACACAAATTCAAGACTTGCTGTTTTTAGAAAACAGAGATAGAAAGTATGATACTAACATCTATCGTTTGAGAGGGCATTATAACGTTCAGAATTTAGACTTCGATCTAAGTCAATTTGGGTTGTTCCTAAATAACGATATCATCTTTGTTACTGTACACTACAATGATATGATTGACATCATTGGTAGAAAGTTAATGGCGGGTGACGTTCTCGAACTTCCTCATAGGATTGACTACAATCCATTAGATGAGACTATTCCAATAGCATTAAAGCATTTCATGCAAATCACAGATGCTAACTACGCGAGTGAAGGTTTTTCTCAAACCTGGTACCCGCATCTGTGGCGTATCAAGTGCGAACCTCTCGTCAACAGCGAAGAATTTGCAGATATTCTTAATGCTCCTACTAATCAGGACAACTATCTTGGTGATTTTGATCCTACTAAGACTTATCCCCCTGGCTACACAGTCACTTATGGTGGTAAAATTTACAAGTCAATCATCGAGGTTCCTCCTGGAATCACTCCGCCAGATGCAGCTTACTGGCAGGTAGAGGCGAACAGCAGTATTGCAGATATTCTTTCTACATACAACAAGAATATTGAGATCAACAATGCTGCTCTGCGTGAAGCACAGCGGTTAGTTCCTCTTTCGGGATACGACACTAGTAAGCTGTATATTGTTCCTACATATGGTACATTTCAATCTAACGGTGTTCCGTCTGGTAAGTTGAATCAACCTGCCCCGCCGATAGGCATCAACACACAACCCGGAACTACTCCCGGTCCTCCTGCAGTCGGTACGGTAATGATGATTAAAAATCCTCGTTACAGAAATACTGCTTCCGGAATCAAAATCAAGAAGTCAGTTCTTGAAAGCATCTGGGACATGACTGCCGATTCTATCGGCTTCAATGACAAGATTGATAAGTTTGTTCAAGCTCAGCTTTCAGTCATTGAACAAGCACCTCAAAAAACAGACGGTGGTTCAGGTTCAGTAGAAACAGACAAGATTCTAAACGTACAATCATTTGGCATCGTGACTGGTCCGTACGGTACTGCGGATAACACCTATGCAACTGCGGATCAGAATCCAGAAGCTCCCGGCTTCATCGGAGATATCACTATTAACATGGACTATCGTGCTGACTGTATCCCAGGATTTCAGTACATTGCTCGTGCAAGTCCACGCTCATTTGGCTACACCACTGGATATATGTCAGGCGACGGTCAACCACCAAACGGCTTCCCGTTAGGAACAGCAGGTTTAGAAGAAGGAAGGCTATCAACAACAGGTGCAGGTATCACTTTCCCGGAAAATCCACAAGTAGGTGAATACTTCTTACGTATTGACTATCTACCTCAATTGTTGTATCGCTGGGACGGCTTGATGTGGATTAGGATCAGTGATAAAGTCAGGACTGATACAGGCTTTGGTATTGAAGACCGCTCGTTGAAATCGTTATTTATTAATGATAGCGATCAAATCTATCTAAATAGTGAAGAGAAACTGGTTCCCGAAGCTCAGCCGTTGTCATCGATATTGCAGCCTAAGCCAGACGTTCTACCACCGGAGTAATATCAAACTATGGCCCAATTTTTCTACGACAATCAGGTCCGTCGTTTTCTGATTCAATTTGCCAAGATATTTTCAAACTGGTATGTCACCAGAGGCAAGGATCCCAACGGTAATGAAATCCTAGTACGTATACCAATCATGTACGGTGATTCAAGCAGACAAGCAGCTACTATCATTGCCAACAACTCTGCTAGTAATCTTCCATCGGCGCCGTTGATCACATATTACATTACCGGTATTGAGTACAATCAGAGATGGACACAGGATCCTACGTTCGTCGATAAACTAAACGTTAGACAACGTGCATATAATCAAGATACACAAAGCTATGAGACTACACAAGGACAAGCGTTTACAGTTGAACGGTTGATGCCTGTTCCGTATACACTACGAGTCAACGTAGATTTTTGGACTACTAACTATCAGCAGAAGCTAGAAATCTTCGAACAGTTAGCAACTCTATTCAATCCTGCTCTTGAAATTCAAAGCACTGATAACTTTATCGACTGGACTTCGTTGTCCGCAGTATTTCAAGACGGCATAACATTCTCAAGCAGAACTATTCCAGTTGGAACTAACAACCCGATCGATGTCATGACTTGGAAGTTCTATATGCCTATCTGGATCAGCACTAGTTCTAAGCTCAAGAAGATGGGAGTCATCCAAAAGATCATCGCCTCTATCTATAAAGGTTCTGCTCTATTGGATGTCCAAGACGATCAGTTGTTGCTTGGCACTAGACAAAAGATTACACCTTATGGTTATAAAGTATTGTTGTTAGGTAATAGACTACAATTACTTCCTGCCAATGAAGCATTTAACCCATCCAACGACGCATTAGCGTTACCTGATAGTCCTAATACTAATCTATATTGGTCTGCGCTGCTGAACGTATACGGCGCCATCAAGCCCGGCATCTCTCAGATTTGGCTACAGAATCCGTATATGAATGACGACATTGTAGGTACCATTGTTCCTGATCCAACGGATGATAGATTCTTGATCTACAATATCGACCAAGACACCCTACCTCAAAACACGCTAGCTCCCGTGAACAGTATCATTAACCCCCAATTAACTGGGCCCAATGCAGGATTGCCAGGCCCGATGCCAGGAGTACGGTATCTAATTGTAGAAGATATCGGCAGTGCGGGTGCTACCACTGTTTCATGGGGAGGGCTAGTCGCAAATGCTAATGACATTGTTCAGTTTAACGCCAACACCGGGCAATGGTTTGTATCTTTTGACTCTCAAGCTTCAACCACTGTGCAGTTTGTCACTAACTTAACGACTAGCGTGCAGTATCGCTACGTGAATACCGATGGAATGTGGATGAAGTCATACGAAGGTTGGTATGATCAGGGCGATTATAGCATCGTCATCTAAAATGTCTCATCAAGCAGTCGGCGTCTTCTTCTATAGCAAATCTAGTGCTAGATATCTGTATCTACTCAGGTCGGATATGAGAAACCCAACGTGGAGTATTCCCGGAGGAAAACTTGAGGATAATGAAACATTACTAGATGGGATTCAAAGAGAATGCACTGAAGAAATAGGGTTCTTCGACCCCGCTCTAAAATTTGTTCCTATTCAAAAATTCGTGAATAATACGTTCGTGTATCATACGTTCTTCTGCGAAGTAGGAGATGAATTCATTCCTAAATTAAACGATGAACATGTGGGTTATGCTTGGGTAGGAGATGGATTATATCCCAAGCCATTACACCCCGGATTGTTTAGTACTGTCAACATTGACGTTGTTCAAGAAAAGCTAGATATATTAACTGGTTAATAACCGTATCACATTCCAACTAGTTTTTGTATTGTGTCGAAACCTAATGCGCCTGCTAACACACCTGCACCCATAAGCATCCAGCGCCATTTTTCTAGCGCAGAAATCTTCTTATTAACCTCGTCGTGCTGGGCGTTGTTTTCATCCTGAAACCCTTTGATTAGATCATGTGTTTCTTGTATTTGCGTTTTGATCTCATTGCGAAAGTCCTTCAGGTCAGCTTTTAGATCATCAACTTTTTCATTGATATTTCCATACTGAACCTGAAGGACCGCAATTTCGGTCTCAGCTTGCTTGAGTTGGTGAACGGAAGAGGGCTGAGCCATAGTCATCTACCTTATGCGTTGTTGATAGTTACGATTGGGTTCGGCTGACCATTGTCTACGTTCGCAACAGCGGCTGCGTTGAACGATGAAATGACATCCGGGTTAACGTTAGCCAATACCGCAAGACCTGTACCAGAAGCAGTTCCAGTAGCAGTGAATGTGATACCAGTCATGTTAGCCATAGCACCAACTGAAGTCCAGTTTGTTGTACCTGCGCTGTAAATTGTGTATACAGTACCGATTACTAGTGAACCAGGAGCAACTGTTGCTGGGAATAGTTCACTATCGTAGTTGTTGATGCTTGAAACATACTGTGTACCAGAAGCCGCATTAGTTGCAATGATCGACATCGTATTTGGTGTCAATGCAGTGTTCGCAACGTTAGCAGTATAAGCTGCACCGGTGATGTTAGTTACTGCACCAGTTACGAGATACTTTGTCTTTCCCTTTTGACGGACAATATAGCCTGCTTCTGGAAGTGCCTGAATGAATGGATCACCTAGACCAGTTGGTCCTGTTGCATTGTTTGCTGATACAGCACCTAAAACAACACGGTTCTGAACAGCGTTTGGTGTACCTGTAGCATCTGATAAATCTACTTCTGCGCCACCGCGTGTTGCAGAAACAGTGAAGGCAGCCGCGTTAGCAATTGCCTTAACAAAGTATGTAGTACCTGTTACTAGACCACCTAAGTTAGCAGTAAATGCAACTGGTGTATTTACTGTCAATGTTTGTGAATTGCCACTTGTACCGATGATGTTACCGGTGTTAGCTGTGTTAGCAACTGCAACAGTCAAGTTACCTTTTGTTGCTGTACCGGTACCTAATAGATTTACGTTATTACTTGCATCAATTGCAAACAAGATAGAACCTGTTGCCAAATTTGCGAAGTCAGTACCAAGACCAACTACAACGTTGCTCCCAGTATCAGCATAGACTGTACCGGTGCCATTGACACCAAATGCTACGTTACAAAGAACTTGCTTACCATAGATACCTGTGTTGCCGCCGACTACGCCGTATGTGTTAGAGTTTGTTGCCGGGAAACCTGCGCCGCCTACTGGGTTGTTGAAGTATGCATCAACAACTGCAACAGATGCCTTTACAGAACCACCTGATGAATCTGTTAGTGTTGCCATAACTTGCGGCTGAACACTTAGTTGTGTTGCTGAAACATCGAAAGTAGTATTAGATAGAATTGAATTGATATAATAAATTGTACCGGCTACGAGTCCACCGACTGTAGTAGCAACGATGAATGGCATTCCTGGATATACACCAACGTTTGGTGATGTGATTAGATTTTCTGATACTGTTACGATACTGCCTGCTTCGGCTGTATCAGTGATGGTCAAGATTGCTTGAGCCTTAGCGATTTTTAGTGGGCGTCCCATTTGTTTTCTCCTTATGGTTGCGAGTTCTAGTCGCTACGCAGTGGGTGCTGCATAAGTTCCCCTTGTGAGAACGTATGATGTATTTAGCTTTATTGCGTAAAAACTTATTGAGTTGGTCCCCCGTTTGCCGGAGTTGCGAGAACACCAGAAGTACCAGTATTAGCATGAGGAGCACCAAGTTCAGTGATGGTAAACAAACTATTTGCACCTGCAACAGATAGATATGATACCACGTTTCCCTGTCCAACAATCACGCTATTGAGAGTAGTGTTAGGTGGAACAAACTGACTATTAGCGTTTGCTACACTATAAGCAACACCGTATGGGTTATATCTTGCATTAGCTCCGCTGATCGCTACTAAAGCGTTTGCAGCTAGTACTAAGCTAGTGTTGTTAGCAATTGATTGTACGATACCCACCGAGTTACCACCTGTGTTTCCGATCCATGCACCCACATTTAACTCAGTAGTGAACGATGTACCTGACCCTGTAATTACGTTGCTGTTTGTAGCGCAAGTGACTGTGCCAGTCAGTGCTACGTTCGGGAAACTAGTAGTGTACTGAATCCCAACATTTGATGTAGCAATCCTCACCTTATCCGTAGCAATGTTTGCTGATGCTGACGGCGAAGCTGAGTTTGCTGTATATGCGTATGATGCCATTTTATTATCCTTTTAAATTAAGCGAACGTTGCGCCAACAGTGTACCATTGAGTGCCACTAGTCGCGTAATATTGTATACTTGCACCCGAAACGTGTGAATATGCAGCATTCGTTGAACCGCTATTAACGGCTCCACCTGTTGCCGGGTAAACATTAAGAGTATTAGCACTGGTATTATTAACAATTAATACTATACCGGCGACTGCGGTTGGAAGCACTACTCCGTTTGCCCCAGAAGAAACTGTACTGACAACATTAATCTCTTTAGTCAATGCTGTTGCAGTACCCTGTGTTGAGCCTGCTGCTGTAATGCCAGTTGTGATCGAACGAATATGATAAGAAGTCGCTACTAGGTTACCGCCCGTTACGTTACCTGTTGCAACAATGAGCCCTGCTGTTCCCAAGTTACCTACGTTAGCATTGCCGGTTACTGCCAGCGAGCCAGCAGTAACTAGGTTACCACCTGTTACGTTACCTGTCGCAGCTAATACGCCAGCAGTAACTAGGTTACCACCTGTTACGTTACCTGTTGCAACAATGAGCCCTGCTGTTCCCAAATTACCTACGTTAGCATTGCCGGTTACTGCCAAGGTTGAAGTGGTCAAAAGTCCAGTTGCTGCATTGAAAGAGATGTTGGCGTTAGATGCAAGTGCATAGTTTGCACTAGTGTTGGCGCTCACAAATATCGGGTAGAAGGTACCGGTTGTCTGCGTAGTTACTGCGCCGAAATCTGAAACATTTGCATGTGCAACATTGAGATTCGCTACACGAGTAGTTGACACGGCTTGAATAGGAGCAGTACCAGTAGCAATGTTTGAAAATAACCTAGTTCCAGTCACGAGACCAGCTGAATTCAAGTTGCCGACGTTTGCATTGCCGTTAACAGTTAACAATGTTGCAACACTATCATACGTGAGAGCGGCACTACCTGCCAAAGTTCCCCCGCTGTTAAACTGAATCGCGTTGGCAGGAGGGGAAGCAGCAAGAATTCCACCTGATCCACCCACGTTAGCAATAGCTCTGCCCCCTTGTTGATAGACATTGGCTGTTAAGCCGCTAGTAGTTTGTAGAGGAAGGATGTTTGAAGCGTTCCCGTCAGCAGACGTTGCGATTCTTATCGTAGTTCCGGTTGGCTTGTCATACACATAGTATGTGGTGTTTGCGGTAATACCGCTAGTTGACATATTGCCGATGAATGAGACTGCTGCATTAGCAGTGAACTGTGTTGAATTTCCTATTGTAACTCGATTAGTAGTTACGGTTGTTGCACTGACGTTAGTATATGCATATGCAGAGAATGCAGACGAGTTTACCGGAGTGCTTAATCCAGAGTCAGAATAGAGCGAGAATGTGTTTGAAGTAAGTACGTTGGCGTAATAAGAATTACCATTTAATTCAACCATTCCCTGTGCATTAGTGATCGTTACCCTAGAACCATCAGTGAAGAAGTTATCTTCTGTCGTGGTAACAACGGCAATGTTAGCTTTTGTTACGTTCTCGATGCTGGCAGTGATTGTTGCTTTGGGCGTCCAAGAAAGATTACCTGTACCGTCAGTCTGCAACACATAACCACTGGCGCCTCCGTCGAGTTTAACATTACCCGCATCGCCTAGCGTGATCAATCCACCTGCGTTGCCACCTCGATTTACCCAATTGGTGCCGTCGAACGCTAGGACTTCTCCGTTAGCAAGAGAAGATGCAGTAATGTTAATATTTCCCACAGCACCGTCAATCTGGCTAAAACTGATAGCGGAATACCCAGTAAGTACTTCAACGTTTTCATTCGGTGTTATCTTACCGATGAAAAGTCGTTTCTGGTCTGACGCCCAACCAAATTCGGCTTCATCTAATTGCGGTAGGTCTACTAAGTTACCTGACCGCTGCTGTATCTTCGAAATTTGTAAAATCGCCATAAGAGTAATCTTCACCCATTGATATACTCTTATTTATGCTTTACGTATTCGAAATCCTCATAGGAATTTGGTATAGTACTGTTCTAGTCTTTTGTACCACATGTCAGTATACTTGTCAAACTCGTTGCCCTCAACGATGAATTCTAAGTACTCAGGGGTAGACAACACGCCTGCCACTAGTTCGGGTTTGACACACATAAAGATAACGCCCTTGCGTATCTTTGTG